ACCCTGCGAGACAAGCTATCAAGATCGCAAGGGTAAGTACCAGAACCAGCCCTATGAGGTTGTGTACAGCCAGGTCTAAACAAACGGTTTGCCGAACTGTGGCTGAGGCTTACGGGCGTATCCGGTACTTCCGGAGCGCCCACCTGAATCTCCCAGGCTCGGCAGGACTGTCCCGTTGATAGACGCTTCTGACCGTGGCGTTTTACCTCGGATGCTCGGCTCATCAATACCAGCACTTTGCCGAAACTTGCCTGCGCTTTTGGCAGCACGCATGTACTTCGCGACACGATTTTGATTGTCGTTCAAGGATTCTGCTGAACCCCTTTCACTTTCGTCTACACGTCTGAGGTCAGTGTCATAGGCTTGCTCAGGACGCAAGTCTGATACCTCAGCCCCAGAAGTTCCTGATAGCTGGCGAGGATCGTAATTAGAGTTAAATAAATCTGCCATAGTATGATTGTAGTAGGAATAAATCAAGCCCAGATACTACCATGCATGGAGCCGCTGGTTTTTTAGATAGCTTTGTTCAAGACGAACTGCAGTGTCGTTGTCTTGATGAAGATGATTTTGGCGCACCTCTCGCCAACGAAGAAAATGATGTACCCTTAATGGATATGTACAACAGAGGGTTAACCCTATGTCAGGACGGAAGGGAACGGACAAACTTGGCACTCGAGGGGGGACGGCCTGGAGCAACGGGATATATTCCAACAATGGAGCAGGGTCTGGAGATGGGAGCATCACCGAAACCCAAGGCGTTAGTGCTGGCCCTGGGGGAACCCAACGAGGAGATGATGGAAGAATCTCTGAAGCGCCGTGGTTTGCGCCGATAATCAGCGAGTCGACTGAGTGCAAGGATGGTGTTTGCCCAGTTCCCTGGGCCACCAAAGAAGAGCCTCCTGTGATCCAAAGGGAAGTAGTCAATCACCCCGATCACTACAACGAGGGCAAAATTGAATGTATTGATGCCATTGAAGCACAGCAAACTCTGGAAGAATTCCGTGGTTTTTTAAAAGGAAACATCGTCAAGTATCTTTGGCGTGAGCGCACAAAAGGCGGTACAGAATCACTGAAGAAAGCTCAGTTTTATCTGGACCGCCTTATTCAACTTGACGAAATTCAGAAAGGCTGAAGATTGTCTTCATCCTCGTCCTCGTCGTCGTATATACATGCGGCGGCGAGTTCTGCTAGCTCCAGGTCAGTGGGAATGTCGAAGTCAATCTCAATATTTTCAGCCGCCATGATCTCTTTGACTGCATACCACTCCATTAGGCGTTGATGGTAGAGGTTCAGGAGAGCTGCATACAGGTCGTCCCAGGTCATCTCTTGGGCCGCAAGCTCAGCTTTGCGCATGGAGAACTGAAGCTCTAAGGGAAGTTCAAATTCCCGTGGTTCAACTGAACGCTCCATTCGGCTGTTCATGCTTTCTTTCATTTATTCTAAGCCTAGCTGCTAAAGACCGAATCTTAGTCCTTTGCAGGATTGTCTAGCCATTGGTTGTTGCCACTGCAAAACTCATTGGCAAATTCAGAAAGGATGTAAGGACTGATCCGTTCTTCCAGCTTCTGAATCGCGTTGATCTCATGCTGAGAAGCTGAATAATTCCTGAAGGCACCAAGGAGGATTTCACTGGAGGGCAAAGGGCTTTCATCCAAGTCTTCCAGGAACAAATTGATTTCCTCTCTGCGTCGTTCCAGTAGGTTACCAACAACGTGATGGTCGGCATCAAAAATCCACTGGCCCATTTCTTCTGTTGCTGTACAGAAGTCTTCGTTTTCAACACAGTCAATTACGTGACTGTAAAGGAAAGGCTCCCAGCCAATCGAATGAATGAACGAAATCAATGCCTGACGCATCACGCTGTCAAGGCCAAGGTTTAATTTATCTAACTGCGTTTCAATAATACTGACTTCATTGAATAGATATTCCAGTGCTTTTTCCATGGTACAGAACTGCCCACGTCTAACGGCAGATCCATCTGGGTAGAATTGAGTTCCGTATCCAATTGTGTAAGGTTCTGCGCCCGTAATCGGATCTGGGTAGGCTTTTTCGTTAAAGCCCTCGTATTTGCGAATTAAGTTAATCGCACGAGAAAGATCTGACATGGGAGCAACTATAGTTACTCCCAATCATACACAATTTACTTACCTTGCCCGCGCATCTTTTTGCGTCCGTGACTAGGCAGTGAGTTCTGCCCCTGGCCTTGGCGAGTTTTCTTAGGTTTGGACTCAGGCTTGAGAGCTAAGCTGGACTTGGGTTTTGCCACTTGCAGTTGAGTGAGGCACTACCATTTTACAAGTTTTTGGGCTTGTGTCTCCTCTTGTTGTTGCATTGCTCTACATGAGTTGCCCAACGCACATTTCCAGGCTCGTAATGGCCCCATGGATCTATCCGATCTAGGCTTTTGCCTTCAGGCCTTTCCCCTAACTCTTTCCAAAATTGATCAAAACTTTCAAAGTTAAAAAGCACGTCCGCATATACGCCATGGTGATTTTCGCTAACTCGTTTTTTGGCTCTCCAATAACTTTTCCAGGCACCGGTTTTTTTATGATCATGTCTGGCAGAAGGGTTTTTAATATCAAGTTTTCGCCCGGAAAAAGCACAAGAGCGACAAGTCCATTGTTTTTCTTTGCGGTTGTATTGGTCAATGCGAATACAACCCTCCGCTTGACAGCTTGTGCACTTTACGTCAACGTAGTTCCAACGTGAAGACATGCGTGAAGTAACTCTGGAATTATCATACCACTTAGGATCATCCACTTCACACGGTGGCTCCAGTACCTGGCTGACATTTTGTCTGGGTTTGGATCCTGGGCATTATGTCTAGCGTAATAAGATTTCTTACGGGCTTTGTCTTTTGCTGTCTTGGGGTTTTTACCAGCTCCCTCTACTCCTTGTTGGCCAAAGCGCACGATTTTTTCTTCGCCCCCTTCACATGCTTTTACTACATGACTCTTGGTCGGGTGTCCAGGAGTCCGTCGGGGTTTGTTGCATGCCATTGAATCTTTATGTAACTTAGCGGCAGAGGCTGCCTTTTTACGCTTGTCTGACATCAGAGACCCTTGAACATGGACGTGAACTCACCAAGAATCTGACTACCGGTTTTGGACTTGTAGTCTTCATCTTCGTCGTCATCTAATCCCAGTTTAAAATAACTATCCATATCAGCATCTTTAGTTGTTTTGGTTTCTTTTTTAGATGGTGTTTCTTCACCAAAGAAACTTTCAATAGTACCAAGGGAGGCGAATGGGTCACTCATGTCTAATCCTTGTACCTTAAGTGCCGAGTCAGAGCCTGCTTTTGTTAGTAAGGTTTGCTCTGAGCGGTCTAGATCAGGGAAAAACTTTTCGTAAAACTCGTCCTCAGTTCCTTGGTATCCAGCAGACTGAAATGTTTTATATAACTCAGTCGATGGCTTTGCCTGTTGGTCTTTATAGTCTTCTGGACGTTCAATATAAGTTAAACCAAGAACCTGTTGTGTTGGCTTCTTGCGTTTTTCATTTAAGTACTTCAATTCTTCCCTAATCTTTTGTGCTGATCCAGTGCGCAATGTTTCCATTACATATTCTTTAAGCTCTTCAACAGTTCCCTTGAAATCTGTAATACCGTACCGCTGAAGAACTTCGTTCCAGGAATCTTTATCTGCTGGATCCAGACCCTTTAGTAACTCATCGGTAAACTCTTCTGGTGTTACAAACTGACCAAAGACAGTACCTTGCTTTAAGGCTTCATCCTTAAGTGCGGGAAGAATATTTGAGTAGATCTCATCTTGCACCTTGCCAGCGTTGAGAATGTCCTCTGCCCCATCGTAACCACGTCCCTGACCCTTGACCTGGAAATGCATACGTGCAAAGGCGTCCTTGTCGTTAAGGTCCACACCAAAACGATAGGCCTGCTGCGCCCAGTACGCATCACCTTTCTTAGCTGCTTCCCAGTCAGAGGCTACGGTTGACGCTTGTTCTGCGTAGTTAGAAGTCCTTGCCTTGTCTCCTGTTGGATTGAAGTAAAAGTCTGAGTTGAAATAACGATCAGAAGATGCCTTTAGCTGGTCCAGGTACATCTGCGCTCTTAAGTTTGCAACTTGATTTGTTGCGTTTAGCATGTCTTGCGTCTGGAACGGGTTTTGTTCTTCTTGACGCACATCCAAGTATTCAACAAATTCATCCATTGAACGCGAAGTGTTAAATCTTGGAGTCAAATATTTATCAATGAAGTTGCGTGCAAAGTCAGCTTGTATCTTTACGTCTTCTTTTGCTTCTCCCGCTGTATAGCCTAATTCCAGGTCTTGTTCGTACTTTTTCTTAAGAGTATTATCAAACCATTGTTGCCAGTTATACGTAACATTGTTCTTTACGCCTGTGATATTTTGCAGGCTTTTCTCCAAGGACTCCTCGGCTTTGCCTCCTGACATAAAGGAAAGCATGCCACCAACTCCAGAGTCGCCCATGATGCTGTTTGTCAGCTCCTTGTTGATGTCCATGACCTCACTGAAACCACCAAAACCACCCAAAAGACTCAAGGCTTGTTCCTTGCCTTTTGCTTTTTTCATTTCGGCGATGGTGGTCTTCAATGCGTCTTGCGTCAAAGCTCCAAACCGCTTGACATCAACTGTTGCTTTTTCGCCAACAGCTTCATTAACTGCATCCTCTAGCTCTGTTATGCCATAGCCAGTATTTGCGTTGTACTGTAAACGCACCTTTTGATCTTCTGGACGCTCAGACAATCTAAATAACGCCGCAAATTCATCCGGCTTATCCGGGTTCAAATACTTTTCCTTTGCTTGTTTTGCCCAGTAAGGATCCCCATTCTTAGCCTTTTCCCACTCAGCAGCAATCTCAGGAATATTCAGTAAACGTTGGGTTTGTGTATTGGTGTCCACACCCAATTGAAGATTCCTAACCTGTTGCAAGTCTGCATCTGTAGGTTTTTTTTCTGCATAGACCTGGGCGGCAGCTGTTTGCTCTGGAGCGTTGCCCCTTAAACCAGATGGTTTACCTTGAGATGTGTAGTGCTGCAGATAATAGGCGTTCTCACCATATCGCTGAGTGATATCAATATCGTCATTAGCTACAGCAGCTTTCCACGCAGCCTCAACTACTGGATTTTGTTGTTTGTAATATTTAGGATCAAAGTCTCCGTATTGAGGTTTGGCTCCAAGTGCCGAGTCCCATCTTTGTAATTTTTCAGTTTGGTAGAAAGCTTTGTAGTAATTTTCTAGTGCACTTTTTGTTGTTGCGTCTACATCTAATTTTCGAATTTGATCACGCATTTGAACGTAATCACCTCCCCTGGTACCAGAAGCGGCACTGACTGTTTTGTCATAGGCTTGATTTAACTTTGTGTTCTTTAAATTTGTATCCGTATTTTCTTTGTTTAATTTAATGTTCAATTGATTTGTGGCTGCGTTTATTTCATTTGCTTTTGCGTTTTGAGCATTTGTTTTTGCGTTGTTTTCATTTGTAGTTTGATTTTGCTGAGACGTTGCTGCGTCATACTGATTTTCCCATTCACCGTAATATTCAGTTTTAGTTACCGTCCTTGTTTTTTGAACAAAGCCTGGCTGACAAACCCCTTTGTAGTCCTTGCTTGCACAAGAATCATATTGAGAATACGTTTCCTGTGCAGGAACATTCCTGGACTTAGTAACGTAAACCTGTCTGGTTACTTTGGTTGACAAATCAGTTGGTAAATTTGTAGGTGCATCAGTTTGCAAGTTAGTAGGATAATCTGTTTTATTGTCGATTTTTTCATAGCCTATATTCCACTTTTTAGCTACGGGGTCATATGAAAGTCCCATGTCAAACAGCCACCGATAATGTATCTACCTGATAAACAAAAACGTCAATAGGTTCTTGCTTGATCCAGGAGTTGATTCTATCCATCTTAGCTTGTGTAAAAAATTCTTGTTTTTCAAACCACTCATTCACCTTGGTACTGGCCTTGGAAGTGTTACACCTGCGACATGCGGGTACAAGATTATTTCTGTTACTAGACCCTGATTTAAACCTTGGGACAATATGGTCCAGGGAAGTAGCAACTTCTTCACAATAAGCACATTTTGAATTCCAGGCGTCGTATATGGATTGGCGGTAACGTTTTTTTGCTAGTTTCGGAGTTAATTCAATGAGCAGGGCGAGGGGTTCCTGTTCGCAATTGAACATACTCTTGTGTGCTGTTAACCTATTTTAATTTCACCTCACTTTTCGAAGGGAAAATAAAGAGATAAAAACTTTATTAAAGCTGTTGACGGCCTCTTGACGGCTGATAAGCTTGTGACGTAGACAGCTTCTCAAGCCATGGCTAAGCACCCTGGATGGGTCTCCGCGCAACGTGTGGAAGAACTCCTCGGCATTGACCGCAAGACCCTCTTCCAGTACCGCGACGACGGCACTCTGAAGCTTGGTCCCCACTATGCTGCTTTTCCTGAGACTCGTTCCAGGGATAGTTATCGTTGGAACGTTGCTGCTGTCCGCAAGCGCCTTGATAAAATTGAGAAACAACTCATGGCTGTGTGATAAACACACTTGAGTGCATGAGCCCCGTCAACGCGGGGCTTTTGTTTTATCTATTCTTCTGGCGGGATACCATTCACGTAACCAGACCAGGCAAGTCCCACAGCTTCAATTGTTGAGAGTTCACCAGATGCAAAAGGTAAGTGTACGACGTCACCGGCATGATAGATGGTAGGCCGACCACTTACCTGGAACTCACTAAAACCGTACTTGCGAACATCATCTTGTCCTTGTGAGTAAATAAAGTTTGTATCTACAACATCTCCAAAGTTTGGTGTTGTCATGACGATGCTGGCAATTGGCCTAGTGATGGCTTGTATGCAGTGCCATCCTTGTCATACATTGTAAAACCTCTCATCATGACAAAGTTAGCGGGAATATTGAACAGTTTCTGCATCATCGGCATCATCATTGGTGATTGGCAATTGTATGGGGGTACATCCATCATCGCCAAAGATGTTCTTGACAAGTCCGCTGCAATTAACTCTTGCTGTTCATTTTCAGTTTGATCAACCAACTTTTGCTCCCACGCAGCCATACTTCCTACTTCCACTGGAAAATCAGACGGTTCTGGCGGGAAATTACCTTCTGCAAACTTCATGGCATAGATGTGTTTGCAATAACGCATCTCATCTAGTAACGGTGTCCAGAAATCTGTAATCGAAGTAATCTGGCCATTGGCCGAAGTATAGTCTTCGTATGTAGGCATCCCTTCTGCCCTAGAGCCAGGGATGGAAGGGTTAGTTGTACTTCTTAGGTATGTAGCACCAAACTCACGGAACACTCCAGCAAAATCCCTGGTCGCATCAGGATCTACCGTTGATGTTGTGTTTACTTCAGGTGGAACTGTGTATTGTGCCGAGGGCGCAATAATATCCATCTTGCGATCAACCGTTGCACTCGTCATCGCATTGTTATTAAGCTTTCCGTTTAGCCTTGTTTTTTCATATCGACCAGGCTTAA